AGTAAAAAGCCAATTAACTGGGCCGCGTGGCGAAAAGGTTATTATAGGATTTAATAATAACCAAGAAAGCAAAACAACGGTTGACACAATGCCCGTTAACGATGCTCCAGATTTGTATAATTCATTAAGTGAGGAATGCGTAAAGAAAATTATGTTAGCGCATAACGTTACTTCGCCACTTCTTTTCGGTTTAGGTTCGGCAAATGGTTTTAGCTCAAATGCTGATGAATTAAAAAACGCTTCTATTTTGTTTGACAATATGGTAATTAAACCTATTCAAGACCAAATAATAGATGCCTTTGATAAAATTTTAGCCTTTAACGGTGTTTCTTTAAAATTATTCTTTAAAACGTTACAACCTTTGGAGTTCGTAGATTTAGAAAACGCACAAAACGAAGAACAAGTTGCTGAAGAAACAGGAACGGAATTAAGCAAAGATTTTAAGATAGCTGAAGCGTTAATTAATTTAGGCGAAGACGAACCCGAAAATTCGATTCTAATAGACGAATACGAAGTAGATTATGACAACGACGACAAAGAAAACGAAACGCTTTCTAAAGAGCCGAAACAATCATTATTAAGCAAATTAGTTAACTTAGTTTCAACTGGCGAGAATAGACCTAATATTACAAGTAAGCAAGACGAAGTAATTGAAGGTATTAAATTCATAACTCGATACGTTTACGCTGGTGCTGAAAATGCGGAACGCGAATTTTGTAGAAAAATGATGGCGGCGAATAAGATTTACCGTAAAGAAGATATTATAAAGATGGGTTCGCAAGTAGTAAATGAAGGTTGGGGACCACGTGGTGCGGATACATATTCTATTTGGTTTTACAAAGGTGGTGGAAATTGTCACCACCGCTGGAATAAAAGGGTTTACGCTACATTTAGCGGTAAAGCAATTGATGTTAATAGCAAAGAATTAAAACAAGTAGCGGTTAAAAAAGCCGAAAAACTTGGATACATTGTAAAGAATTCGGAGTTAGTAAGTAAGCGCCCTGTTGATATGCCTAATTATGGTTTTTTACCAAGCAATCCGCAACCTAAACGAGAAATAACACGATAATGGCAGAAGCACTTTTAATTACAAGAAACGATGTTGTTAAGTTCACTGCAATGAATGGCAACGTAGATACGGACAATTTTATTCAGTACGTCAAAATAGCGCAAGACATTCACATACAAAATTACTTGGGTACTGATTTACTTGAAAAATTAAAGTCCGAAATTATTTTAGCCTATTCGGGAATACCAACAGCCATTACAATAAGCAACCAAGGAACGGGATATACTACGGGAACTGCTATAAATACAACAAGCACAACGGGAACGGGCTTAAAGTTAAATATTACGGCGGCGGGTGGTTTAATTACTGCAGCCACAATTAACACGGCTGGCACGGGTTACACGGTAGGAAGTACGGCAACGGTAACGGGCGGCACAAATGGTGCGGTTACAATAAGTTCAATTTACGATATACCTACAAACTATAAAAACCTTTTAGTTACGTATGTAAAGCCGATGCTGATACATTGGGCTATGGTTGAATTTTTGCCATTTGCGGCTTTCACGATAGCGAACAAAGGGGTGTACAAACACAATTCGGAAAACGCTACGAACGTTGAAAAGGTAGAAATTGATTTCTTAATAGAAAAAGAGCGTTCTATTGCACAACACTATACTGAAAGATTTATTGATTATATATCATTTAACAACGATTTATTTCCTGAATACAATTCTAATTCAAACGGGGATATGTATCCCGATACAAACAATAATTACACTGGCTGGTATTTATGAAGAACTACAAACCAAAAGACGAAAACATAAAGAAATTATTAACGTATTTAAGTAAGCAAAATGGCAAACGTAAAGATAAGTCAATTAACGGCAAAGGGAAGTAATATAGTTGCTACCGATCGTTTTGCAATTGCACAAGACGATGGCGGCGGTACGTTTTCAAGTAAGTACGTAACGGGTGCGCAAGTATTCAATAAAACAATGGTTACATATTCGGCTGCGTTAAACAACTTAACTTTATCGGATGCTAATAAAATTATAAAAACGGATCGCGGTACGGCAAATGATTTACGTATTCCGTTAAATTCAAGCCATGCGTTCCCGATAGGTACGGAAATGATTGTGTATCAACATGGCGCTGGACAAACAACTATCGCTGGAACTGCTGGGGTTACATTAAATTCAACGGGTGGTAAAACTAAAACAACGGGACAATATTCGGTTGCAACGTTAATAAAGGTAGGTACTGATGAATGGGTTTTATTCGGAGATATAACAACTTAGAAAAATGGCAAATGCAAATGGATGGGGCGACGGTGCTTCAAATAATGATATAGGTTGGGGGCAAGGTGCAAACAACGCTATTGGTTGGGGTGATATTCACGCAGATAGTTGGGCGGGTGCTACTGATATTTCAGGCGCACCAACAACGGACCCCGATGCACAAGCATTCATAACAGCGGCTGCAATAACAGACCCAACACAACAAAGTGCAATAAATACTTTGGTAGTTGACTTGAAAGGTTATTCTATTTGGTCAAAAATGAAGGCTTTGTATCCGTTTGTTGGGGGAACAAGTACAACAATGAAATACAATCTTAAAGACCCTCGCGACTTGGATGTAGCATTTATATTGACATGGAACGGAGGATTAACATATAGTTCAACAGGTTTATTAGGTGGCGTTAATGGTTATGCCGATACTAAACTTTCACCTTCAAGTGTGTTAAGTTTGAATAGCACTCATATATCTTTTTATTCAAGAACTGATACATCTACATCTGAAAATGTTGAAATGGGCGTTAATGATATTAATAATAATAGTAGATTATTTATTGCTCCTAAATTTTCAGGTGCAAATACAGCATATCGAGCAGTTAACTCTGCACAAGCAGGTCCAGGAGCATCTCCAAATATGCAAGGGTTTTTTATAGCTTCAAGAGTTAATTCAACAGCTATGAAATTGTACCGAAATAGTTCTGTATTATTTAATGATTCAACTTCAAGCAATACATTAAATAGCACTAATATGTTCTTGTTAGCTTATAATAATCCAGGAGGATTTAATTATTATACAGATAGAGAATGTGCTTTTGCCTCAATAGGTGATGGACTTGATGACACCGAAGCAGCTAACTTTTACACAGCGGTACAAAATTTCAACACAGCCTTGGCACGCCAAGTTTAATTATAAGATATGAAACTAACAGATTTAACAACAGAACAAAAGTTAACCTATGTAGGGTTACTTACAGAGGTACAAAAAGACGAATTAATTGGTCAATGGTATGCACCCGATTCTTATTTCAATCCTATTCAAGATGCTCAAGATAATTGGGTTATTTCAGTAGAGGAAATGGAGCAGTGCGTTAATCCTGATTATCTTTGGGTTAAAGACCTTGAGTTGATTCCTTACGAACCTAAACCAACACCCCCACCCTTTGAAAATTAATTATGAAAATGATACCAGTTACACAATTTATTGAAGTGATAAAAAAACAAGGCGCGGTCGGAGTACTTGCGTTATGGTTAGCTTATACGCATTTTGAAGTGCAAGACGTTAAAGCACGTTTGTACAACTGTTTAGATAAAAACGAATATTACAATAGAAAACCTATTGAAGAAAAACAACCACCTTTACCAAGTGTAAAAAGTGATACGGTTGCGGTACTTGAAAATAAAAACCGTAAATTAGCGAAAAAATAATTTATGACAAACGTAAAGAATTACACGGATAAACAACTTTTAGACAAGGCAAAGAGTTTAGCTACGTTTAAAAGTATTCCAGCTGGTATATGGCTTTTATTTGTACGTTCAAACGAAGATGCTAATAATGTTTTTGACGATAAAGTGTATATCTTTAAAAGCGAAGCCTTTCAGTTTGTTACTTCATGCACAACAAACAAAGGAAACAAGGGAACGGCTGTAATGGAGTTTGATCGTTGGAATTATGACTCACACGCTTACGGACTTCACAGAGGCAAAATGGAGGCACTTAGACAAATAAAAGGTGTTCCATATCGTAGAGACTTTACAAACGACCTTAAAACGAATCCCACTACTGAAATAAAAACGGATAATATTTTCATGAATATTCACGGTGCAACTTACAATAAAGGTAGTCAACAGGTAGCTACTCAAATTGGTGGTTGGTCTGAAGGGTGTTTAGTATTAAATAATAATACAGATTACGAAAGAATGGTAAAACTTGCAAAAGATTACCCAAGTATTTCAACTTGTTTAATAAACGAATTTTAAAAATGGCAAAGAAAAAAATTACAATTGACACGGATAATTTAGACGTGAATTTAGAAAAAGACGGAACGAGCTTAAAAGTAGATATTGACACAAAGAACGTAGATATTAAAATAGTACGTGACGAAATAAACAAAGAATTTAATTTAGATTCAAAGAATATAGATATTCACGTGGAAAAGACCCCCGAGGGCGTTGAGGTGAAAGTTGAGGCGAAGGGGGTTTTGTGGAAAGCAATTGCTAAAAGAATAGTAAAATTTGTTTTAAGACGTTTCAAAGTAGGAAAATAATTTTTTATATTTGTACGCATTTCATACGATGCTTTGTTTAATTTACGATTGACCCCTATTTCGGTAGGGGTTTTTTATTACCTTTGTTAAGTCCCTTTATTCACAAGCTGAATAAGTGGACTATAAAAAAAGAATACACCCGCTATGGTTAAAGGATTGTGAAACACGGTCGCCCACACTTAGCGGGTTTTTTTTATTTATATGAAACTTTTTTTAAAATATTTCGTTTAGATAGTTGTTATATTAATTATTTATATTAAATTTGTTGAAATATTTAAACAAGCATTATGAAAAAACGAACTGGAATTTTAATTAACTCAATAATTATTTTGTTGGGTGCTAACTACGAAAGCTATTTATTATTAGGTGCTGGCGTATTATGTTTATCTTTAGTATTAATTTCTAAAAATAAAAGAGATGAAGTCAAAAATTAAAAACGTGGTTAACACGTATTTTCCTCACCGTCCTAACGTAGCTTATTTAAAGCGTAAATGGGTAACTAAAATTTGTCCTGAAGATAAAGGC